TAATTTGTGCAGAATCGTTATGTAATCGAGTTTCGAACACATCGGTGTACCAATTCCACAATTGCTCCTTGATAATGTTAGATTGAGCCTCTTGTCGGTCTTTTAATGGGTCGTCAATGATACCTAAATCAACGGCAGTTCCCGTTAGTGAACCACCACGACCAACGGCTTTTAAATAGCCTCCACTACCAACAACTTGAAAGAACTCGGCAGTTCGAATAGCTTCTCCTTTCTTTTCACTAATGCGTGTATCGGGGAAAAGTATTTTATACTCATCACTTGTAATTCTTCGTTGTATTTCGGCACTAAATTGTTCAGCAAGGGTTGCGTTATAAGATGCAAGAGCAATCTTTAAGTTAGGCTTCTTACCAAGTGCATAAGTCGGGAAACTACGAGTAGATAATTCGGACTTTCCATGTTGAGGAGGCACAAATATCATTAGCTTCTTTATCTCACCATTAAGAACCTTATCCAAGTGGTCGCATATAACCTTATGAAACCATTGCATATCATAGTCTGGCTTGATGTACTTAACAAAGTTATCAAATGACCTCCTCGAAATCTCTCTCCTCAATATCTCTATTTCGTAATTCTGAAAGTCTTTGTCTAATTTCTTCATCGCTTAATTGTCTTGGGTCTATAATATCTTCTCTAACTACCTTTTCCATTTGAATAGCTTGTAATGCCTTTCCATGTTGAAACTCCAACATAAATTGGGTATTCTTCATTTCACCATTCTTAATATCACCTAAGATGGCATTTGCTACTACTGCAATGAAACCAGGGGTTTGAGAATCACTTGCTACTCTTTTAATCTCACTAACGGTCATTGATTGTACCAAAGCAGTAACACTCATTACATCGTGTCTACTAAGTTTTACATCAAGAATATCACCAGCTTCCTCAATGACTTTCCTAATCATACTCTTTGGTCTACCATTAGGATTACGAACCTCACCTTTTTGAATAGGCTTTAAGTTCTTAATGCTATTTGGATGAGCCACTCTCTTTTTTTCTTCACTCATAAGTGTAGTTGTTTAATCGTTTCAAATTGGGTTTATATTTTTTTTATGTGGAATTGATTTTTACTTTCTTTTTCAAAATTGGCTAACCGAAAACATATTACACTATATCATTACACTAATAGTATAATAAATAGTATAATAATATAATATATATCTTTTCTTATTTAGAACGAATCTAAATAACACATAACACCTTAATAACCAAGACTTTATCAATGAGTTTAACCCGATTTTTGCCTTATTTGGACTAAATCTTAATAGTGTTTACACCACAAACATAACACTTCTTATTTATAATCAATCTAAACTCTTTGTTTTTCTCCATTTTTTATCACGAGTGTTTACAGCTATTACCCAAAAAGTTTTAGGTTTTTTTTGTTGGGTACCCCGACCAACTACCCCCACCCCCTTTTGCTCCCCACCTTTTCGGGGTGCACCCCTCTTTGCCCACAATACACCCCAGAAACACCTAATAACACACTTGTAACGGTGGAGTAATGTAGGTAGTAATAGGGTACACCAATTGAACAGGTGGTAGTCGGAGGGTAACCCACCACGATAAACCCTATTTAACCCCAATCAACACCAAAGACTAAACCCCTTGCAACACCAACACCAACACACACAAAGAGTAACACCAAAGGGTAACCAAAGGACACACCAAAGGGAACACAAAGTATATTAGTTTAGTAGTGTATAGAATGAATCTAAATAGCTATGAATCGTATCTATTTGGAATGAATCTAATTAACAAAGTAATTAAGTTATTTAGAATGAATCTAAATAAAGCCAACATTCAATTTAAGGGGGCAAATCTTCGATTTAAGACACTTTATATAGTTAAATGATAAATCATAAGGGAAGCACTGAGAAAGTGCAAGAAAATCAAAATAGGGGTATTTAAGGGCTTAATAGCTTTGTAAGTTTATACGGTTAAATAACATCGAAAACTTACCCTATTTGATTGAATTAATGTTTACGGCAATAGAATATATACTTTTTAATTATACTCTATTCTTATACTTAAAAGGTATACTAATAGTATACTAATAGTGTAATAAATTGTAATTGGTAAAAAATGTAAATATTTTAATTGTGCAAGGCTTTTGTAAATTATTTTTTAACCTAATGAAAAATATTTTTATAAACCTATTGTATTTATGTATACAATTATTATATTTGCATATAATTAAACACAAACACAAAATGAAAAAGCAACAATTTAACACGGTACAAAAAGTAGTTTATATTATCTTAACGGTTTTAGCCGTTTTAACTATTTTAAACTTCTTTTCCTTTGGTTTTCTTTTTGCCTGGGCTTTTGGCTTTATTGGTACAGGCTTACAAGTAGTAGTTTGCTTTGCCTCTTTATTGTTTGGTTCATGGGCTTGGGCTGAAAATGAAATAGCGGACGAAAAATACACCTTTTAAATAATAACTATTTTAACCTTAACAAAAAACAAAATGAAAAATTCACCTATCTACCTATTGCCTTTAATGTCTAAGTGTGACAAAGTAATGAAATTCAATCAAGAGCCTTGTATACTTTGCGAAAGACCTGTAAACATTAACGAAAATACAAAGTATGTTCATATGCTTACAACACTTGAAGCAGTAACAGAAGAAGAACACAAAAATTCGCAAGGCTTATTTCCTATTGGCAATGAATGTTGCAAGAAATTACCAAAGGAATATATTTTTAAATTCAAATAATCTAAGGGGGTTAAACACCCCTTTAAAAAAAAATAAAAATATTTTTACCTACTTGTTGTATTGTTGTAAACAATTATTATATTTGTAAAGAAATTAAACAACACAAAACAAAAACATTATGGAAAACAATAGCTTAGAATTATCAAAAGAGTATATTTTAGACCTTATGGAGCAAATTAAGGACGCATTAGAAAATAATGATTTTGATGAAGTGCAAAATCTTTCCGACCTGATAAATAGGGAATGTAACGAATTTATTAACTAATAAAACTGGGGGCTAATAACCCCCTTTAAAATCTTTCAACCTTAATCAATACCAAAAATGGAAAACAAAAAGAAAATAACTGACAAAAAAGTTTCATTCGAATTAGAAAGAATCTGGAATAAATTACTAATTCTTCAGCATTACGACAATAGGAAAAAAGTTACCGAAATAATGGGCGAAATTTTATCGCTTCGAGAAGAAATTAGAAATAGAATGTATTTAACAGAATTAGAAAAAGAAAATATTTAACCTTAACACAAACACAAAATGAAAAAAGAATATTTAATTTTTGACAAAGATTTAGCCTTTATTTATCGAATTATTGCAATACTTGAAGCAACAGAAAACGAGGACATAAAAAATAAAGCCCTTAAAGAATTAAAAGAATTAATAATAAATATAGACCTTAACCAATAAACACAATGAAACACACAACAAAAAAAGAATTATTAGACTTGTTTCTGGGAGAAGAAACATACACTAAAAAAGACTTAATCCAATTAGCAAAACAATTAGGGGGGCTACTTATAATTTTAGCCCTTGTAAATTTATTATCTTAATCTTTTAATGCTTAAAATATACTATTATGAAAACCAATAGCAATGAATTTAGAAGTAATGTTTACAGTTACATTTTATCTTGCATAGATAGCGAAGGATACGGAATTGAATTAAAAACTGATAAAGAAAAAATAGACTTTGTATTTAATACTTTTAAAAGTGAATATGGTCACCAAATAAAATACTACGGTAGTAATATTCGTGAGGCTTTTGCCCAATATTTAGCGGGGCTTCCCTCTTGCATAAATATAGAATTTAGGAATTATTATATTATTGAATTAGCTAAAAATTGGGGTAGCATTCCACAAAACGCAAACGAAAATCAAGAGGATAGAATTATTTTTAATTGGTTTAGGTTTATTGCCGATAATTTTTTAAGACTTGAAAAGAAGCTAAACAAATAATATTTTTTAACCTTAATTGATACTAATATGAAAAATGTTAAAGTAACTACGCAAAAATTTACACTAAAAAAAGGGTGCAAAACTGCCTACCAATTAAACGAAACAAAAACGGAATTAATAGATTTAAAAACGGTTAATTTAATTGAGGATAGTTGCAGTTGGTATAGGCGATTAGGAGGTAGCGAAACATTAACAAAAGGCTATACACCCTACGGGTTTAATTTAGTAAAACTAATAAGCAAAAGCCCTTGCAGGAAAAAGAAAACAATTAGGATTTTTGAATATTTATATAATTAATTTTTAACCTACAAAACACGAAAAACAATGATAACGCAAGAAATTAAACTTTTTAAGTTCGAAGAATTAAGCGAAGAAGCCCAAAATTTAGCTATTCAAAATCATATTAATTCAATTGATTATATAGAATTAGGTTGGTTAATTTGGCAATTTGAGGATGAAGCGAAACAATTAGGTTTTGAAAATCCAAAATTTCAGTATTCATTAGGTAATTGTCAAGGTGACGGCCTATGCTTTTCTTTTGATTATTTCAATAGCGAAAAATTAGCCGAAATTATCAAGAAATTAACAGGTAAAAATTCAAATTGGTTTATTGATACTATCCAAAATTCAATTTATAATTTATACGGAACTGGAAACATTGGCAGATATTGTTACGCTTCCGAAACTCAAATAATTCTTAATGAAAATATATTGGAATTTCATAGTAATGTTTTTGAATTACTTAATCAAATAAGGGAATATGTTGCTGACTTGTATCTGGATTTGTGCAATAAATTTGAGCAAAGAGGGTATAAAGAAATAGAATACGAATTAAGCGAAGAAAAAGCCCGTTTTGAATTAATAGAGTTTGAAGAAGAATTTTTAAAAACAGGAGAAAGATTTCAATTTTTAATACTATGAAAAGATTCAGAATAAACAAAGAGCACGAAATTTTAATAAATTTAACTTGCAACGGAAGATTAGTATTTCAATCAATTAGGCAAAAAGGGTTTACTAATATATTACAAGCCCAAAATTTCGCAAAGGGATATTTGCCCTGGAACTACAAAGGATACGGAAGAAGAATAGAAATAGCTATTCACAATTTAGACACACAAGAAAGTAAGTATATTAGTACATTTTCATAATTAATTAAATAGGGGCTCTTGCCCCTTTTTTTATAGACTATTAATTAATTAGCCCTTTCTGGGCTTTTCTTATTTATAGCCCTTTTTAGGGCTTTATTTATTTAAAGCCTTACCAATGCATTAACCTGGGAAAACCAATTGAATACAGGTCAAAAGAAAGGCTAATTAAGGGGTTATTTATTAGGGCTTATTAATAGCATAGAATATCCTATTACCTTAAAACGTTAATAAATTGATTTTAAGCGACTTTTATAGGTCAAAACATACAAACATATTACCATACCTATTTGAGTTGCTTAAATGCAAAATATAGTGCCTTAAATTGAATACTAAACAAAAAGAATATGAACACAAAGAAAGAAACGCAAAAAGACTATGAACTAATCGGGTTTATTAGGTTTCTAAAGCCCAAACCCACACTATTTAGAACAATTATAAATAAGCTACTTTGGAGTGGAGAAAAAGTGGAAAAAGTCACCCATTGGCATTTGGGTAAAAAAGCTGATGGTCCCCAGGTTTTTTTGGAAAAAATTCTAAAATTGGTCGGGATTTTATTATGGATTATAGTTACACTCAATTTAATAATTACTTTTTTAATTTATAAAATATTTTTCTAATAAATGTTGTAGTTTTAAAATATAATAACTACCTTTGTTTTAAATAAAAACACTCAAAGAAAATCATGAAAGATAAAACAATAACTAACAAGAAAAAGGCAGGCAGACCACATGGTATTCCAACTTCGGTTGTTTCCGTAAGAATCCCGACAGAATTAAAGAAAGAAGCTGATTCTCGATTCGGAAACCATTGGGCTGGATTATTTAGACATTTTGTAGAAGTTTATTTAATGGAAAAAGAACCACTTTTACCAAAGAAAAAAGATTAGTTTTCAAAGTATAGGTTAAGGATGATTGCGTAAAGTGGTGAAATTATTTTTCATCACTTTATTTTAAAATTATTTTTCTGGAAATTAAAATTTAGGCACTTTTTTGAAAATAAATATTTTAGCTATGGAAATTTGGAGAGATATTGAAGGATACGAAGGAATTTACCAAATAAGCAATATTGGTAATGTAAAAAGTTTGTCAAATAAATTTGCAAGGAAAGAAAGAATATTAAAGCAAAAACTTGATAGAAATGGCTATAAGTCAATTTCATTGTGTAAAAACTCTATTAGTAAATATTTTCTAATTCATAGATTAGTTGCTATTCATTTTATTTTTAGAGAAAATATTTCACTCCATGTAAATCATAAGGATGGAATTAAAACTAATAATAATGTAACTAATTTAGAATGGGTAACTCGTTCTGAAAATCAAAAACATGCTTATAGGATGGGGCTATTAAAATTGCCTAACAATCGTAAGTATATATTTTAAATATTTATGAAACAATTAGACGAAATCAATCACAAAGCAGTTGCAATAGCTTATTGGTTAATTGCTATTTGCTCAATTATTATTTTACTTAAATGTTGCGACCTATGACACCTCAAGAAATGACAAAAATTCTTTTAGAACAATTAATTAATAACCATAATATTTCTACCAAGAAAGCCCCAGAATTAGCAATGTTTGCCGTTGATTTATTCCTAAGCTATGAGAATATTCACGATACGAATTTTTGGTTTGAAGTAATGGATGAATTAGAAAGTTTATAATATGAAAGTAAGATTCTTAGTAACTAAAAATAGGCTTGAAGTATTGCCTTGCATCACACTCCACAAGTGGAATAAGAGTGCATCAATTTATTTCTCTTGGATTGTATTTACCCTTGGCTTTGGCATCAAATGGAGGTAATCTACGGAACAGTTCCAAGCAAGTCTAACTCTTATCGCTTTAGTGGTAAGTTTATGTATAAGACTAAGGCTTTAAGAGATTATGAAGAATCTTTTATTGAGCAATGTACTTTTTACAAGGGAGCAAAAATACAAGGCAACATCAAAATTATGTTAAAGGTTTACTATCCAAATAGAAAATCTGATTTAGATGGAGTTACCAAAGCCGTACTTGACTTATTACAAAAGGTGGAGGCATTTGATAATGACAACAAGGTTGCAGAATTATTTTTATACAAAGGATTAGACAAGGAAAATCCGAGAATTGAATTTTTAATTGAACCAGTAGATTATATTATTTAATTAACAAAGTCCCCCGAAATCTTTGAGATGTACTGGGCTGACAGCTTGGAAAGACAAGCAAAATTATACCTTAATGGGTATTAAAATGCACAAACTATGATATTTTATACCTTAAAGGGTATTAAAAATTGCAAAAAATACAAATTTTAATAACTAAACCAAACACACAATGAAAGCGAAATTAAAAGAAACATTTTGGCTAATTATTGAACTAATGATTGCCATAGCCTACATCCCAGTTGATTATTTTCGAGAATTATTTAACCTAAAATCAAACACAAAATGACACAAAAACAAGCAAACAAATTTTTGACATATTATAGCCATTGTCAATTCCTTTATGACTTTATTGAGAATGATTGGGAAAGGTCATCTGGTAATGTTCGAAAAGTAAAACTTCTTACTAATCAGCTTAAAAAAGAATTAGAAAAAAACATTGACCACATATTTGCATCGAAAGAATCAGAAGGTGTAGATATGGGAAGTGTATTAGACCAATTTGTTAATGCAAGTTCAACTATGGGTCAATTATTTAATATTGGTCTAATGATGGATACAATTGAAGATAGTAAGCGATTAGAATTAAACGATAGACTTAATAATCTATTAGCTGAGTACGACATAAAACTAAATGATTAAAAAATGGTAGATAGTATAGTAGAAAATGTAAGAGAAGATTTGCACATTCGTTCTCAAATTGGAATAAAGAAGTATAGTAATACTCTTGACCGAGATGACCTGGAAGCAATAGATTGGATTCAACACGCTTATGAAGAAATGCTTGATGGGGCTTTGTACCTTAAAAGATTAAAAGGTGATGTTGAGGAGATGAATGAGCAATTCGATGAAATTGTTAGAGATTACTTTAATCTAAAAGAAGAATTATCAGTTAAAGTTAGAATCATTGAAACGCTTAATAAGGTTATATTATCACAAGAGCAAGAGATTAAAGAGTTGAAAAATCAAGAATATTATGACAAAAAAAGAAGGGCTTGGCATTATTAGAGCCCTTTTTTATTTTTTTGACAAATTTTTAAATATTTTTTTATTTTTATTTTGATAGTAATTAAATGTTTACTAATATTGTACAACAAACAACAACACAATGAAAATAATCCACTTAAAAAACGACATTTACCAAGTTGTAGATGAATCAATTGGTACAACCTTTCACCAAGGCACATATATTGAATGCCAATCTTTTATTCAATTATACCAGTTTAAAGACAATCCATTTTTTAAAGAATTTTTAAATTTAATCAATCCAACACATGAAAAATCAAATTAACTCAATCGAATCAATTTTAGCCAATTTTGGGCTTCAAGTAGATGACTTTTTTGTTGTTACTTTTTGGAAAACAAGTGGAGAAATTTCAGTACAATCTCACTTTTCAGTAGAAATGTTCAATAAGTGTCAAATGTTATTAAATAAAGATTTTATTTATACCTATAACAATAACATACACCAATATTTTAGTCAAGAAAATAATTTACGAATCGCATTATCTTAATTTCAATTTAAACAAACACAATTATGGCAATTATCGCTAAATCAAACGGAGGTGGAAACATCGAACGCAAATTAGTACCAGCAGGAAACCATGTAGCAAGATGCTATGGCATGATTCAAATCGGTACAGTAGAACAAGAGTACATGGGTGAGAAAAAGAAGCTACATAAGGTTATGGTAGACTTTGAATTACCCTTAGAAACGGCAGTATTTAAAGAAGGTGAAGAAGCTAAACCTTTTGTAATCTCTAAGGACTTCACATTATCATTTAATGAGAAATCAACATTACGCAAGATGTTGGAATCTTGGAGAGGTAAAGCATTTACTGATGCTGAGGCAGCCAACTTTGACATTACTAAATTAGTTGGGGCTCCATGTATGCTAAACATTGTACACAAGGCATCTGCCGATGGCACAAAGACTTATGCTAACATTACAGGTATTACTCCAATCCCAAAAGGATTGCAATGCCCTGAGCAAATCAACCCAACAAGAGTATTGGCTTATGATGCTTGGAATCAAGAATTGTTTATGACTTTACCTGAGTGGTTAGCTGATAAGATTAGTTCAACACCTGAGTATAAGGCTAAATTTTCAATGGATGCACCGAAGCAAGAAGCATTCAAATTGGATAAAGTAGAAGAAAATGACCCATTACCATTTTAATTAACATTTTAAATAATAAAAACCATGAAAAAATTTGTAAAGATTACTACAAGAGAAGGAGATGCTTACATTAAAAATTGGATTGATTCTGATACAATTTTACAATTAGTTCAAAATTCAATTACCCAGGAAGGAGTAAATGAAGGCACTATTGTTTTCCAAGATGGAACTACTAAGGATATTATTTCATTCGCCGAAACAATAACTTATTTAAACTAAGTTTAATTACAACACACAATGAAACGCAACGCAAATAACTTAGTCAAGACAATTGAAAGAAGTGTCGGGTACAAGGCAAGATTTATCTTCAAGTTAGGAAACTTAGAAGAAGATTTAGAATCCGAAATTTTAGGTGTTACGGAATCGGGTAATATGGTTATTATTAATCACCCCGAACCGTTTCTAAACTTCTCAATCATGGAGGAGCATATACAAAAAGGCAAAAGAGAATTATTGCCTAAGCTGGTAAAACAAATGTGCATCCCAATCAACAACATTTTAGCATTTAAGGTATTATGAGTAAATCAAAAGAAAAACTACCAATACCAAGAGATAGAAGTTATTCAGAATTGTTTATCGAAACTGCAAATAGATTAAACAAAGATAAAAAACTTCCTTACCGAGGTAGAGAGTACACGATAGGAATCGTTCAATCTCATGTTTATGGTAAAATTAAAGACCCACAAGTTCAAGAATATTTAAACATCATAGCAAATGAATGGTATAGTGCCCAATGACCCAAAGTGGTTAGAACAACAAGAGATTCTCTCTAATGCCCATTGGCACCAAATATTTCAACTATTAGAGTTTATGGTAAATGATATATACCCAGATGACTTTGATGAGTTGAGCCCAAGTGGAGATGTTAGAGATTATTTTAAAGCAAAATATCAAGTAACTTTTAAAAACTAAACCAAATGAACACACCTGAAATTATTGAAACTCTTAAAGATGACAACGAATACTACAATGGTGTAGGTCGTAACTATCTATCTAATTCAGACATTGGAATCTTGCTTAGAAACCCTAAGATGTTTGGAGTGCCAACTGAAAAGACTTTGGCAATGTTGCAAGGTAACTACTTCCATACTGCTTGCTTAGAGCCACACAAATTAAAGGACTTCCCATTAGTTGATGCCTCCACAAGAACAACAAACTTATACAAAGATGCTTGCAAAGATAGAGGCATGGATTTTATGCTTTTGACCAAAGAGGCTGATGAGGTAGATTGGATGGTTAAGGCTTTAAGAAACAATCGTGAGTTATCTAAATTAGTTTGGGATAATGGTTGTAAATACGAAGTGCCAACTACGGGAGTAATCATGGATTTACCTTTTAAGGGTAAGGCTGATATTATCAATGGCGATATGATTTATGACCTGAAAACCACAACATCACTTGATGACTTTAAATATTCAGCTAAGAAGTATAACTATGATTCCCAGGCTGCAATTTATCAACAATTATTTGGCAAAAAGATGGCATTTATTGTTATCGAAAAGGGGACTAATCGTTTAGGATTCTTTCAATGCTCAGATGAGTTTCTTGAGAATGGATGGACTAAAGTTGCTAAAGGGGTTGAGGTTTATAACAACTTTTTTGGAGTAAACTCTTACTTAGACATTGACCAATATTATATCAACTCTTACCTATTTTAATCATGAAAGCACAACACAAATTCAAAACAAACCAACTTGGTTTAACATATTCCGAATGGGGAACAAACTTAGATTATCAATTAAAACTTAATTATGTAAAACTTTATGGCAAGCAAGCAGTCACAACAAGAAAAAGCATTAAAGGACAATCGGGAGGTAATCGCCAAAATGCTACAAGAGTATGAAGAACTTAAAAAGATTCCTAATTGCAATCCAGTTAGTGCTATTGCTTACTCTTATTTTGTCATGGAGTTCAAAATCTCAGACGATGAACACGCAAACAATCTTGGAATATGAAAACGATGACTTTCAAGAAGATTTTCATGATGATTTTGATTCTACTTATGTCGTTTATGGTTGCAAATACAATACATTTAAACTAAACCACAAATGCAAAAACTGATATTGATATGTACAATATTATGTACATCTTGTGAGATGCAAAAGATACCAAAGCCACAAGCTCCAAAGTATAGAGCAATTTATGGAATTACTCCGCTTGCTACTGGCTCATCATTCTATCCAATTTACATACCAATAATTAAGACAAATGGAAAATAAACAAACGGCAGTAGATTGGTTATTTGATAAGATAACACAGAATCAAGAAATTAGATGGAGAGGAACAAGGCATCTTGAATTATTCAAACAAGCCAAACAAATGGAGAAAGAGCATATAATGATGGCATATAATGATGGTCGCGTAAATCAAGGATTAAAACAAAATAAGAGTTCAGAACAATATTATAACGAAACTTATGGCAATTGACAAACTTGGACATATTAAAAATCTACATCAAGCTATTGTAGAATATTCAGAAATTACAAAAGGAATTTCATTGAATACAAATGATTACAATAGATTAAAAAACATTGAAGGCTTTAATAAATTTTTTATAGTTGAAAATGACTTAAATGGTGTAGAATATTGGAATGGTAAAATAGTTACACATTCGGAGTTAGTTCCATCAAATAAATTCTATTTGATATAATATGGGTAATAGAAAATCAAATATAGATAAAGACTATTTGTATTGCCCTAATTGCTTAAAGGATTACTCAAAGACTAACTTGGTAGATAGGTTTGACAAGAATGGTAATATTAATTGCTTGAGATTGGTTTGCGATTGTAAGAGAAAACTTAGTCTAAGACTTTTAGCTAATGGTTGGTTTAAGATTTACGATGTGACCGATGAACAAGCAAGAAAGAACGCAAAGGATAGAGAAAAAAGAAAACAATTGAAAAATGGAACAATCGAAACAAGAAGAATACTTCCAAATGGCTATTGATTGGGCTACAAACTTTGTAGAAACAAAAGAGCCAATGATTGACTTTAAATCATTCGACAATTGTATAATTCACAATTCTCACACAACATTAGCAGTTTGGATTATGAGGTTGCAAATGTCAAAGAATAGAGAGCAATTTGCATCATTTATTAGAATTAAGAAATTTAAAGATTGGTATAACGAACAACACAATGAAAACTAAACAATTAGCACTCGGTGATTTCTTGCAAGAATTATTAGGTAAGTTTCACTACGCAATTAAAGACCAAGAGTTATTAGATTCTCTCAATGAAACAAAGTTATCTGGAACTGAAGGATTAGACTTAATTTACCATATTGATAAGCCTTTAGCAATTCCACAATTACCCAAAGTGAGTGCTCAAGAAATACTTAAAGAGGTAAATGAAAAAGAGGATGCTTTTATTAAGTTTTGGAATCTTTATGATAAAAAGATTGGCACAAAGGATGCAAAGACAAAGTTTTTAAAGTTACCAATGAAAGATATTGAGAAAATATTTGAAACTTTGCCACACTATTTAAAATCAACACCCGATATTAAGTTTAGAAAACACCCCGTTACATATCTTAATCAACGCACCTGGGAAGATGAAGGATATATGCCAAGGGGTATTAATAGACCGAATCTGGTGAACCCATTTAAGTTTTAGTAAAACAACAACACTATGAAACAATTAGATAAAGTAGCATTTACCGATTTAGATGCCGAAAGAGAAGTCTTGGCTCTTTTAATGAATCACCCAAGCTATACCAAAGACATCCAAAAGATTATCACTCCAGATGTATTTCACTTTGGTACAACTAAAGCCGTTTATTTGACTTGTGTTGAATTATTTTCCGAAAAAGGGACATTCACTCAATCCGATATTATTATACGCTTAAAATCAAAAGGAAGTAATGATTGGGTAGATGTAATGATGGCATCAACAACAAGAACTCCTTTAAATGCTCAAGAGGTTATCTATTATTTAGCCGAGTTAAAAGGCAAAAGAGATATTCTTGCAATGAGCCGAGAGATTAACAACTCTTTGGTTAATGGAGAAGATTATTTTGCAATCCTTGAGAAAATCAACAAAGTTACATCTACCGAAATTATCCACAACGATGAGAGTGAGGTAATGGACATGAAATCGGCTTTAAGTAGTGCCGTTGAGAACATTGGAGATGTAATGACCAATGGTAGCCTATCGGGTGTTCCAACGGGTTACAATATTCTTGATAATGTTACGGGTGGTTGGTTAAAAGGTAATGTTATTTTGTTTGCAGCACGACCAGGGCAAGGTAAAACTATTTGCTTGCTTGAGCACTCAAGATGTGCTGGGGAGATGAACAAAAAGGTATTATTCTTATCGTTAGAGATGCCCGTTGTATCATTGATTTACCGAATGATTAGTGGACAATTAGATGATTCAACACCTTACTCCAAAATTAAAACAGGTCGCATAGACATTAACCAATTTACCAACATTCAAAAGCAAGCCGTTACCAATCTTGAAAAGCTACCTATAACTTGGTACGATGGTGCTAACCGAGATATTAATTACCTATCCACTTTAATACAAAAGATTGTTCGTGAGAAACAAATTGATATGGTTGTAATTGACTACTTACAACTTATAACCGACAACTCAATTAAGAGCAATGATGAAACTGCCGTAGTCGGTTCGGTATCCAAAAAGATTCAACAATTAGCAAAGAAGTTAAACATTCCTTTTTTGTGTGCAGCACAATTAAATAGACAATCCGAAGGGAGAAACTCTCATAGACCAAAGCTATCCGATTTGCGTTCAAGTGGTCAAATAGAACAGGATGCTTCGGTTGTAATAGGATTGTACCGAGATGACTATTATAAGTATGAGAAAGCGAAAGAGGAAGGCAATAATAATGTAGTTTTTAACAATATAATAGAGTACATATTCATGAAGAATAGAGATGGTGACACAAGAACTGCCGACTTATTCATAGATGTTGCAACAAGCAAGATTCGGGAGATAAACCCTAATTACGCACCACCAAGTTTTTAATTTGATTTCATAGTGTTTAGTTGAATACCCATTGACTTTGTTGGTGGGTATTTTTGTTTATAAAAGCAAAAGTCGGAGATATTCCCCGACCTTGCTAACCAAACCACAACACCCAATGAAACACGATGAACGCATTACAAAGGTATCAAAATATATGTGTAATCCTACAAATTTGACCATGCTCTTTTGAGTGCAAGAACCCTTCGATAGCTTTTACCCCACCAACACCATAACCGTTTCTATGGTGCCACGAATCAGTCCCACTTGGGCTTCTAAGTGATTCTATTGTCAGTCCTATCAGGTCTTTTGATGTCTTGTGATGTACATGGTGAGTGTAAAAATATCTATGCTTTGTATCACCCCAATCCTTCTTAGCCTCGGTAGCCATTAGTAATCCTAAGTCTGCCTGTTTCGCACCATCGCCATGACTTGTACCAATAAGATTTTCAAAATATCGGTAATATTTTCTATGTGCAATTGAGCAATCGAATGTAATGTTGGTAGAATGTCTAAACCAAGATTTAATTGCATCAGCAAGAAAGAAACCATTAGTATAATCATGATTAGAAGGATTAAATACTACATGAACATCGGCTACACTTGTTAGCTTTTCAATAACCTCAACATAAAGTTGCTTTGCCATTAAAAAGTTATCATACCACATTTGGCAAACATCTTGTGAAGTTCCAGAGGTGGTTGTATTCTTAGGAGAATCAACATGGAGAATATCATTGCCAATAACCAACATTATTTGGTCAATATTAAACCCTTTCACCTTTTGCAAAATACCCTCTACCCCTTCGTGTACTCTCTTAACGGCAATATGAGAGTTGTAATCTTCCCCACTTTCAAAAGCCGTAGCAAGTTTGCCAATATGCACATCGGCTGGGTCTATAACAAGCAAATGACCATCTACTAAGAAATCCCTTTCAATGTTAGGGTATTTAGGAGAATGAGCATCCATTGCCTCAATGATTTCATCTCTTAAATTCTCATAAGTCTTTAAACTCTTATCTAATCTAACTGCAACCGAATACTCCTTGGTCTTATCCCAAAATAAAGTAACATCGTCAATATCAATCCCTCTTTCCTCACAATGTTTTGCAAACCCTGGGTGGCTCTCTTTTCTTGCCATCCTTTGTTCCAACTTTCTCATGCCCTTACGAATAGTTTCGGCATGATACTCAGTTCCTTTAACTGCTAACCTTGAAGCCTCTGACTTACCAACTCCACCTTTATTAAATATTGCAAGTGCATCTGATACAACTTGCGAATAGGTTTTCTTTTCCATTAAGTTTATTTAGGAAACACGATACGGAAGTAGATGTACAATCCGATGATAAGAGTTTCAATAATAATTGTAATTAAAGCCCATTGTGGGATTATGTTTGTACGTACAAATTTTGTACTTGTGTACGTATTACTTGATAATTTAGACTTGTACGTTGAATCATATACATTAGCAATTGAATCAATATCAATAGTAGCTTGAATATTGCCTTTTACGGAACGAATTATTACTCTCCCTTGTGGTAAGTTAGATTTGTAATAAAAGTCCTTTAAACTCAAAGAATCGCATGGGTTCTCAATCGTTAGCGTATCGTGTACACTACGATAAATGTATCTATCAACATTACGAGCAAAAGTATCAACTTTGATAACTTCTTTAATCGTTGTGATTTGCTTAGTAGGCTTACAAGAAGCCAAAGCAATTAGTGTGAAGATTAATATGCGTTTCATATCTTAGATAGCTGGAAGTGCATCCCATCTTTTCTTGTCCATGTTCCACCCCAATCAAATCCTGAGGTGGTAAAGCAAGACACAAATAGAGGAGATAATTTAGGAGTTTGATTAAGCCCATTTTCAAAGGCATTTACATCAATAGCAATACCCCAAGAGTGGAGGCTCATTGAAGTTAAACCTCTTTTCTTTCTAATGTTAAAGCAACCATCCCATGTCTTTAACTCATTTACGGCTTTAGTGTCAATAAGTTTCTTGAAAGCCATTTTTAGGGGCTCAACCATGTCCTTATTGCAATAAATCTTCTTTGGAATCATTCCGATTTCTAATTCGGTGGGTACATCCCAAACAACCATGTGTGGATTACTTGCCGATGGAGTACCATACTTCTTTTGTGCTTGTTGTGATGTTACCATTTGATTTGGGTTTAAATGAAATAAGCTACCCGAAAGTAGCCTATTTTTTAATTAGCTTTTGTTGTCGTAGTCTTAGTCTTACGATTCTTGTCGAATTGGTCTAACTTATCCTCTAACCTTGATATGGTAGAACGCAACTCTTGGTTTTCTTTGGTGAGCAACTCAACTTGTTCGGTTAGTTTCTCCACTTTTAAAGTCATCGTTTCTGCCAAGTCTTGCCAAATCTTCACTGCCTTATCTACATTATCAAGTTCACTACTTTTAACCTCAACTTTCTCCTTTTTTCTACCCGTAAAGAAAGCTACTACACCGACTACCATAGTCCATATAGCATTAAAAGGATTGATTATGTTTTCGATATTGTTTTCCATTATGATTGAGGAGTTTCCCAAGGTAGAGGTAAAACAATAATTGGAGGATTTTTTAAGTTCTCGATAGCTACCAATAATCCATTATCAATAGCCTCTACATCAAGACCCGCTTCTAACCAAGATTCTACTTGTGCTTGAGTTAAATCTGGATAGGCAGTAAAATCAGTTTCACTTGGAGTTGCACAACCCATTGCACCATAGGATTCAGTATAATAATTGCCATCAGTTGCACCCCTTCTCCAGTGCACACAAGCAACAACATCAATTAAATCACCTTCTTGTGGTTTTGTTTCTAATTGTACAATCTCCCACTTAAATTCTACTGCCATATCTATTATAGTTCTATTTCTTCTAAATCTACTTTTTTAAATTCTACTCCTTTAACCCAACCATTTAAGAATGGATAAGATTCTAATCCTTCAGGGTTAATTACTTGAATAGGCTCAACATTAATTTCACTTAATAATAAATCTTTTAATTGAGAGTTTAACTTCTTAATCCCCTCTTTATTAAAAGAATACTCACCTTTTTCGTTTAATAAAAGATTTCCATCTTTATCTACTGAAGCGTTGTCTAATCGAAGTTCTTCTTTCTTCTCATTAAATTCATCAAGCAAAGATTTGATTCTTTCACCAATCTTAATTAATTTTTTTTGACCTTTTGTTTTACCTTCTCCTACACTTTCATTTAAAAATTGTACAAGAGTAAGTAAATCTGCATTTGTTTTCATTTTTGTTTGGGATTTATGTTTTTATTAAACAAATATAATAATATTTATTAATTATTACCTTTCAATTCATCAACCTGTACTTTTAATTCTTTAATACTTGCTACCAATAATGGAATTACCTCTGTGTAACTTAAATTTAAATGACCATCGCTTGGATTGATTGAAACGGCTTCGGGTAAAACAGATTGAACATCCTGTGCAATTAAGAATGAACGGCTTGTGCCTTCTTTGTCTGTTTTATACCTTCCTGTTATTGCTCTTAATGATGCAATTTTTTCTAATCCATTTTGAATTGGTAAAATATCGGTTTTTAATCTTTCATCTGATGCAGATGACCATGATGTTCCATTAACACCTAAAATTACACCGTTTGTATTTGCCCAAACTTTAATGCTTCCTGTTGTTGATGTGTTGTAAATATCAATTTGTTGACTTCCATACCACATTACACCTGTACTTGATGAACCTGATGCCGTTAAAGATATTGCACCCCTACTTGAACCTTGAACAGAAATTTGTGTCATTCCTGTTGATGAATATGCTGCTGTTGTCCTGCCAACAATAACATCACCTGATGTGTTAATTCTCATTCTTTCGCTTCCATTTGTATATAGTAGTATATTATTTGAATTACTACCTATATACAACTCTCCACCGCCCGAATAAACAAATCCCTTATCCACTCCATTTAATTGGAATAATAAACCCGATGTACTTGATGCGGAATTCATTACTATTGCTTTGTCAAATCCTGAATTAGTTGATGTACCAATTAAAATTTGTCCGCTTGAACTAATTCGCATTCTTTCGGCACCTGCTGTTTGAAATGCATGAAAAGAATTTGCGGCGTAATAATTTTCTCCCGAACCTACATTGTCAATTGCGATATATGTATTCGCTGATGCCCCAACAACAGTTAATTTTGCACCAGGCGATGTAGTTCCAATTCCAACATTACCTGCTGATGTAATTCGCATTCTTTCAAATGAATTTGTTCCATTTGTTGATGCATAAAATTGCATTGAATTTGATGAAAAATTATACCATATTTTGCCGACACCATCGCCATTTGTTCCTACATCAAATGATAATTTGCCTATTCCTGTGCTGCCTGAACGAATTATTATACCATTATTCCCACTTTCGGTTCCAATTTGCAATTTATAGTCAGATGAATAAGCATTAAATGCACCTGCAATACAAACTATACCACCTGTTGTAATTTGCATCCGTTCAGATAATGATGTGCCTGAATTGGTACTATTGGTATAAAATGATAATGTTGAGCCATCTAATGCAAAAATACCTGCTCTCCGAATTGTTGAATTACCTAAACTTATTCCACCAAATCCTGTACCATTCCCTATGATATTTAAATTTGCAGATGTATTTGTTGCAGATGCCAACATTGTAACACCTAAACCTGTACCAATATTTGAATAAATATCAGGCGTAGATGTGCCTATACCTATTGAACTTCCATTATCAAAAATCAATGAATTACCTAATGCAGTACCACTTGTCCATTTGGAAATGTAATTTGTTGTACCACTACCACTGACACCTGCACTAATTGTCCAACTTCTATCTGCCGATAAATCAAATGATGTGCCATTGATTGTCAATGTTCTTGTTGTTGGAACACCACCCAATCCACTTAATGTGTAATTAGGGATGTTCAACACATTTGAAAGAAATGTTGATGCACCACTTGAACCTGTTGTGGTTAATGTAATATCAGTTTGTAGTGTATTTACATCAATTCCACTATCTGAAATTATATTATCTAATATGTTAGCTAAATTCGGCATATTTTTATTTTTATAACATTGTTAATGCGTGCCATGCAGAGGATGCGTAAATATACAATCCAACTACACCATCAGTTTGGAAAACTATTAATCCTTCGGCCGGTGATGCTATTGCACCTCTTTGTGTTGCAGTCATTCGTGGTGGAAGGAAACCTTTTGTTGTAGAATCTACTTGTAACAATGCAGATGCGTTTGCTGTTGTTACACCAATTGATAATGCCCCTGCTAAATAGTTTTGTGCAGTACCATCCATATATAAATTCCATCTTCCTGTACCACTTGGTATTACTCCTCTAAAACCATAGTTATTAGTTGCCCCAATTAATGTAGCATTTGCGACAAATCCTTGTTGAGTAGTAATAGTAGACCCTGCACCAATTGTACCTTGTACTGCTTGATAATGCGAATATGTACTTAATGTAAATGCACTTGCTTGGGTATTTGACTGATTAAAAAATCCTGTTGTGGATGTTACGTCTGATTGAACTACACTTTCATTTAAAACAGAATACATTGTAGTTGCACCTGTTAAATTTCTACGAATATATATATTTGTAGTATTAGGTTGAGTTGTCCCTATCCCTAAACTACCTGCCATGTAATTTGATGCTGTACCATTCATATATAAATTCCATCTGCCTGTACCGCTTGCTATGTTTCCATAGAAACCATAATCATTTGTGGCACCTGTTAAATTAGAATCTGCAAAGAATCCATATTGGTTTGTAATTGTCGAACCTGCACCAAATGAACCTTGTGCTGCAATAAAATGATAAAGATTTGGCAACGTAAATGTCGTTGCTTGTGTTGATGGAACTGATGCAATTCCCATATAATATGTAGTAACATCAGATTGAATTGTGCCATCAACATAAGTATTTCTAAATGTAGCAGAACCTGTTGCACTTTTTTGAATATGTAAATTATATCCTGTCAATGCTGTTCCGCCAATCCCCAAACTTCCCGCCATATAGTTATTGGCAGTACCCGAAGCATAAACATTCCACTTGCCTGTTCCTGATGAAAGATTTAATTCTATACCTCTACCTAATGTTACAGGAGTAAAATCATTTACAATTATAGAATATCCATTTGTTGTATTTGCAGGTGTATTAACTAATAATCCTATATATGTTGTATAGCTATTAGTATTTGCCCCATAACCATATACACTACCCGCTGAAAAATGTACAAATTGTGAAAAGTTACCTGAACCTCCTGAGTTTGACACATAGCCAATACCCATTTGAGTTCCTGTGCCATTATTTAAAATAAATGATTGATATAGAACATTATATAATGTGCTATTTGTTGTGCTAACTGCAAAAATTCTATTATCATAAATTACACCTCCATTATATGGAACTGTACTATCGTTTAATGTCCACGAATTTCTATTAACTAAATTGGATGTTGCATCAGTTTTAGATAATGTAATATTTTGACCGTAGAAATTATTTCCTGCTGCTAAAACTCTTGTATATGTTCCTGTAAGAAAACCATTTATTTGAACATCGTTTGCAAATCTTGCAGTTCCGTTTACATCTAATTTGAATGTTGATGATGTCGTACCTCCAATAATAACATTAGTGCCATTGTCAAAAATTTGGCTGTTCCCAATTGTTGTTGCACCCGTTGCTTTGGTAACATAGTTTGTAGTTAAACCACTAATTACACCTGCAATTGTCCATGTTCTGTCAGCACTTAAATCATAGGATGTTCCGTTAATTGTTAATGTGCGAGATGTTGGGACAAAACTACCTAAAGTAGAGACACTACCATCAGCCATTAAGTATTGACTTGATGTTCCACCATTTCTCTTAATTGAAGAAGCAATTAAAGAGCCATTGATTTGAACTAAATCAGTTCCATTATCGGTAGTTGTACCCCAAAGTAATCTACCACTTGAATTAACTCTACCTCTTTCGCTATCTTCTACTAAGAAAGCCAAAGAGTGGAATGTAGATGTACCAACTTGGAATACACTATTAAAGGTGTTCATAAAACCCTTAATAGACATATCATAATGATTGACACCTAAGAATCCTGCACCCGTTTTACCTCTAACAACCAATTGTGTAGCCCCCGCCACATAAGTAGGAGTTTGACCCACAAACACATTACCATCACTATTGATTCCCATCTTCTCGGATTGAGAACCATTAGTGTAGAATTGAATACCACCACCAGCTTTCTTTGCAACGATTGCAGCATCAATAGAAGTGTTAGTTTGATAGTGAGCATCAGCACCAAACATTGCAGTTTCAGCACCATTTTGGTAGGCACTAAACATACCACCACCCGTTGCACCATTGTTATCAACAATAAGTTTAGTGTAAGCAGTAGTGCCTTTTAAATCCATCAATGAACGAGGTGTGATTGTATTTACACCAATCAATCCACCATCAGTCCAAAAAGGAGAGTTTAAGAATAAGGTTGTATCGTTGTAATAAGGAATGTAACCCTTAGTTCCGTGCATATCCTTATTTTTCCACACATTAAGTGTAGTATCATACATAAGGAAGTCATCTAACAAAGGATTAGTTATCTTAACATTGTGAAGTTCATCTAACTCATACCCATTATCAACCTTAACAAATATCTTACCATTATTAGCGTGAGCATAAACAACCCAACCGATAATAATAGTATGGTTTGGTGCTTGAGGCTTAACTTTTGTTAAATAGCCAGGGTGAGTAGGGGATAAGTAAAGAATATCGCCATCTACCCAAGTTTCAGTACCTCCATAAGACTTAGCACCTGTGGTATTAATTTTATTAATATTACCACCCGTAGTAATAAAACCTTCTTGATTGTTAGCAATAGTTTCGGTTACTAAACCAATAGTTGTAGCCGAATCAGGGTCATTATCGCCTTGTGCTAACACAACTGCAAGTCTTTGACCTTGTGCTCCCCCTTCAGCAACAGAACGTATTCTAACGGCTCTAAAATCGGCTTCATTTAATGTTGCTCCTGTTTTATTTACAACACGAAGAACTTCTTCTTGACCTAATTGTAAAGTAACATTACCACCTTTTAGTAATAAGTCAGCAGTACCTTCAGTATCATTCCAAACAAGAGTTCCTGGAGTAGTAGGCACATTAGCCAATGTAGGAGTGTTATCTAAATGCAAGAAGCCTCCACTCAAACCAAACTCACCTAAATCTACATTCTCGGTTGCTCCAACATAAGGAACGGTATAATCAAGATTAGCAATAATAATCCCCATTACCACATTGTTAATCAATGGGCTATCGGGGTACACACGAACATTACGAGTATAATTAATATTCCACTCACTTCCATGAGAACGAATCCAAACATAGAAGTCGGTCATTTCGGTAACCTCAACATCTATATCAGGGTCATCCAATTGGAAAGTAGTAGGAGTTTCCTCGGGGAATGTGCCTGCAATGGTTACACCATAATCAATGTTGCCCAAAGGAGGCATCGGCACATAGCCCTCGGAAGTAAACTCTTGAAATACTCTTAATGTCTTTATTGCCATTTCTAATCTTCTTTTTGCCCTATTGGACTAATCCAACATCCTTCGGTATAAACCTTTGTATAATAAGCCAAATTTACATTATCTGAACCACTACTACAACTTAAATGCTTTTCCAATGTTGGGTAAGATTCAGTTTCATCGTAAATCGTATCTAAGTTAGTCCATGTGATAGCTGAGATTGCAGTAGATTCAGAGTTTAAGGAGTAATTAAATTCGATTTCTCCGCTTATTTTCTTCATCTCTAACCAAACACCTTGCGTAACTCCTAAAGTGGCTGAAACGCCAAAAGAAATAGCACCATCGACCTTTATTCTACGATATATCTTTAGTTCCCCAGTGCCATCAAGAAACATTCCAACAAATGGAACATTATTCTTTGCCTCTTGGCGAAATTGTAAACCAGCTTTTGCTTCAGGTGTGTCAAAGGTGAATGTTTTAAGGTAAGCTACTAATCTAAAATCGGAAAGAGTTTCAGTCCATCCGTAGACATACCCTGTGTCCACCGAGTTAATGAAGTCGCCACTACCATACATTTCTATCGCAGAACGACTAACATAATAAAAGTATCCTATTTCTCTTGCCATTGGTTATTCGGGTATAAAGTCATCCATGAAGAAGGCTACAAATTTGTCAAACAAAGTACCTGCACCACCTGCTTGACCAAGGTCTGTACCTACCCCATTACGATTTTTTTTTTAGAAGAACTAAGTTCTTGATAAACGATGTTGCTTTCAGCATCGAATAAAGTACAATTTATGGAAGGCTCAATCTCATTTGGTGTGAGTTCCATGAATACTACTTCGGCAGTACAATCTCTTTCATTGAACTTCATTGACAATGGGAAGAACTTCTTGTCTGCTAAAGCACCTTGAACTGGGAAGTTATAAATAGCCCCATATTCTAATCCCTTACCAATGATTGTTCCACTAAAAATGTTACGATAATCAGAATACTGATTAAGCACATTTCTTATTGATAACTCTTGAATTTTATACCCATACTCCTCTGCTCTCTCATAGTAAATATTATCAATACTAAATCCATTAGTTGTGATATTAGATTCATCCGTTATTGTAGTAACTCCATCTTGCTTTAAAATGTAGCTACCGTTATAAACCTCAACAACACTTGGGTTAATTGAAGTATCCTTTGGATTAGTAGCAATAGTGCTTTCTGCTATATAAGGTAATTGAGTATTAGCCCCATAAGTAGATTCAGCATTAAAGTAGCTAATAATTTGATTATATAAACCTTCAAATGCAGGGAAGAAGTACATCTTAAAATAAACAGTTCCCTCATAAGGTACAGGAACATTTGTTTCAGATGTTGTATCAGTTCTAAACAAAGAAGGTTGAGTTGATGTCCAAGCACCATTAACCAAATACTTTGTTGTTTGCCCATTTGCCTCTAATCTAACCTCAAATCCAATATAAGACAACACACTTAGTGTATAAGAGAATGTTTCATCTGCTGCAACAAAAACACTTGTTTGAATGTAAGACCCTACATCATTAAATGATACATTCCACTCTTGTGTAGCGTTATTTAAACAAGGGTAAACACTTCCACTATGTGTAAATGAGTTCCAAGAAAATGGAGCAGGTGGTGTACCCGAAGCAGTATCAAGAACGGTTAATGTAGCATCTCCACCAGCACCATCAGTTTGATATTTAGCGTAAGTCCAAACACCAGGCAAATCCTTAGTGAAGATATTAAAGTTGCTATTGAAAATAGTATCACCATTGTAATACTGATAATCAATTTGTGCTTGCTTGTAAAATCTACGAATCTTTCTTTTAGGCTCTGCAATAATCAAGAAGTCAGTCCCATGATTGTATTGCTTAATAGTATCACTACCTGTGTATAAACCATCTTTGTCATACTTATCAGTAGTATAAATACCAAAAGCTAAATCTTTGGGCTTAATGATAAACCATTGACCTCTATTTTGATACATTACCACATTAAACAAATATGATATTGATTTCATAATCACATCAACACCAAAAGGTTGATTGCCTTTTTGTCTGAACACATTAGTATATGTACCAATAATATCAAGTATTCTATCAATAGGTAATGGGTTCTTATTCTTTAACTTTAAAAGAATATTGAAATTATAGTTATACCCAATAAACCTTAATGCACTTGCAATAATATCCTTAAATGAATTAAATCCATAAAGAACACGACCATTTGTTTCTCTTAATGTTGCGTTCTTAAATGCACTCAATCCATCAATAGTTTTAAATTCAATAGCAGGATACTTTAAGAATATATCTTCTTCACATAATTCGGGAGAAACAAAACCTGTCCAAAACAAAGCACCATCACGATAGTATTCTAACACATATTCTTTTTCATCTTCGGAGATGATAGAATCCATGTTTATTGCACCACCTAATACTTTAAATGACAAAACACTTCCACGAATAGGGTAGAAGATGTCATCATCGGCAGTTGGATAATCAATCTCAACAGGAGTAGCTTGACCATAAGGAATATCCGTTATTGCCCCACTATAACCTTTCTTTAAGATTAATACTTTGCACTTTGTAGTTAATAAAGTTGTAAATGGTTTGCAAGTTCCATCAAACTCAAAGCGATAAATAGTTCCGTATCCTATCATTGTCTACCTGTTACTCTAAGTGTTGTTTCTAAAGATTTATTGATTTGGTAACCCGTTTGAGTTGCCGTAATTGCTCCCGTTAAGTCAATAGCTAATCTGATTGTTTGAGCCGAATAAGATGAACCACCATAAGTGTAATTACTACCAGATGACTTTTGAGCAACCGATTGAGTTTGACCACCCATACCTGTTGCTTCTTTTGGCTTAGATAATGCAGAACTTACTCCTTTCAACAAACCACCAACTGCCATTAAAGCTAAACCACCAAGTAATCCTGCCGTAGCACCTGCTGGGCTAAACATAGATGTTAAGAATGCTTGAACTGCAATCATTGCCTTAGAAGCCATCACAATACCAAGACCAATTTTAACAAACATATCTCCAAGAGCACCTAATATCCCTGCTCCGAACTTCTTAATTGCATCGCCTGCACTTCCTCCTTCACCAATAAAAGAAAACATATCAGCAAATTGTGAAGCAACACTTTGTGTCATTTCATCAACCGAAGCACTAATTACATTGGCAACACCAAGAAATGCCATCTTCATTTTTTGGGCAGTATCTTGTGCTATCTTTAATGCTATTTGTGTAGATGCCCCAAATTTAGCTAATTGCTCATCCGAAAGTGCCTTACCAAGCATACCACCCTCCATTCCTGGAAGTGGCTTAATTAGCTTCATTAATGCACCTTTTCTTTCAGCCTCAATCTCCCCTTGTAATTGAGCAACTTTTAATAAATATAATCTTGTGATATTTGTAGTATCAACTCCGTATCTTTCAAACTCTTGCTTTTCTTTTTCAAAAGCATCTTTTAAATCTGCTAATTTCTTTTTGTTGCCCGTAAGCCCAATATTATTAATTTCAGCAACGGCATCAGCACTCATTTGCTGAAGTTTCTTTAAATGTTCTCCGTATGCTTTAGTTTGGAAATCAGTACCAACAACAACATCAATTCTTTCTGCTTTTCGACCAGTTGATTCTTTTTTACTTGGAGTAGCACTCAAGCCTGTCAATTGAGAATTATCAACCTTTGGCATCTCCAATGGCTTAGCATTATCAATCTTAGTAAACTTTCCAATTAACCAATCAATAGCCTTTCCAATAAAACCAATACTTTTGATGTATTCGTACCCTGCTTTAATCTGATTTTTAAAGAAGTCAATAACTGGTGCTCCAAAGTTTACAATCTTCATGTACACATCAACAAGACCTTGCCAAAGATTAATAGCAGCAATTAGAACTGATATTAAAACTTTTATTGCAGTCTTAATATTATCAATAACCATTGCCATCATTTGACCAACTGCCTCATTAGATTGCATTGCAGTTTTAAAGTCATTCATAAATGATAATATACCACTTACTACACTTTTCAAGTCAAATGCTTTAGCAATTGAATCTCCAACCTCTGCTAACGCAAAACTTACACTTTCCGATAACTTATTGAATTGACCTTGCAATGTTTGTGATTGCTCCTCTGCCATTCCAAAGAATTGACCCCCTTCGCTTGTAGCTGAAATAAAAGCATCTCCAACTTCCTTAACGGATATTTGACCATCGTGCATTCTTTGTGTCAAAGAAGCCATAGATTCACCCGTAGCATCCGAAATAGCCTTCAATGGGTTAAATCCTGCGTTAATCATTTGCCGAGCCTCTTGACCCATTAAACGACCCGATGCGTTTACTTGACCAAATGCTAATGCTAAACGATTAAATCTATCTGCATTACCACCTGAAATATCACCCAACATTCTTGTAATAGGAACAATTTGTTGAGCAGTTAAACCATATTGCAATAATGTTTGAGCACCCTTTGTGATGTCTTGAAATTGCATAGGCGACTTTAATGCTTGATTTTTTAAGTCAGCAAGCATATTCTTTGCAACCTCTGCACTACCCGTAAATACTCTAAATGAAACTGATATTTGCTCTAACTCGGCAGCAGTAGTTAGTGCAGCTTTACCTATACCTATAATGGCAGTTGTAATTCCAGCAGTAGTAAGTGCCAATCCCATAGCACCAAATGCTTGAGATATTGACTTAGCAGTAGTATCCATACTACCACTTATTCTATTACCACTCCTTTGTGTATTTGATGCTAATTGAGATAGTTGATTAGACAAACGATTAAGTTTGTTCATCGCATCATCTACATCTGCTCCAATCTTTATATAAAACTCATTAGTTTCTGCCATTACTCAATAGAATTAACCCACTTTTTAACTATTTCATCCGAAAGATACTCTTTTTCTTTTGATTTTTCTAAATCCTTGCCTATATTGTCAATCCACAAGGGTATAAGTTCTTTTGGTTGCTTTAATTCTTTCCCACCCATTGCTGCCAAAGAAGCCCACATTTGATTTCTAAGTATATCCCACTCCTCGGCTTTTCTAAATTCAAAGCCATGTTCGTAGTCAAGAAATTCCCCTAAAGTCATCCTTTTCCACTCCCATGGCTTCAAACCAGTCCTATAAATTCTTGTGAGCATATTGCCCCAAGTTATAACTACTTTTTTTTTGTGGTAGTAGCTTTTGGTGCATCTAAATCACTTGGCATCAAGTCTTTAGTAATCCACTCAACAACAGTAATAACTTGAGTTTGCATCAACCACTTAGTTGCAATCATTTTAGATGTCTTAATCTTAGCAACCAAAGCATCTGCTTGCTCATCTTCTCCATTGCAATAAAGATAGTAAATATGACCACTAAGCATCATATCTCTTGTAACCTCAATTAACTTAGATGGATTGTTTTCGTACTCTTGCATATTGATTAAGTCATTGAAGTCACCTCCTAATTCCTTAACATACACATCATTAATACTACCTAAAGAAAAGTCAAAGTTGATTTTTTTGCCTTCAAAAGTTATACTTCTCATGTTTTTGTGTTTGTGGGTTTAAAACAAAAAGGGTGAAGAACTAAATCCTCACCCCAAATGTAATCAATTATTTTTGATTATTATGCACCTACAACATCCTTAGTCAATGCTCCTGTGCCTTGCAATGTAACTTCTACGGTTGCAATTTCTTGGTCGCCTGCTTGAACTGGCTTAGAAGCTACATAAGCAGTACCTGTAAGAGTTGTATCTGCAACAGTTGCAGTCTTAAATGATACAGTTAATGCAGTTTGGTCTAACCAAGCAGTCAATAATTCATCGTAAGTATAGTTAGCACCACCATCTGCGTAATCAACTTGAATAGTAGATGTGATAGACCAAGACTTACGACCTGGAATTTGAGTTGCCCATGCACCACTATCTTTGCTTGAAGTTTCAATCATTGAAGTGGATAAATCGATACTACAAGTAGTTTCGTTTGCTATTTTTTTAGTACCTACGAAGATGCGTAAGTCTGTTCCTTTTACTAATGCCATTTTATTATTAATTTAATTGATTTAACAATTGACTGAAAATTATATTTTGTTCTACTTGCCATCCTGTTGGCAATTGTAATATTACGGAATTTGTTTGATATTCACAATTGATGACTTGCCAACCTGTTAAGTATTGGCTAAACCCATAGGTATTATTAGATGTAATAATACGAGCAATGATAAGATTAGAAATATCATTTACTTCCTTTTTCCCACCTTCGCTTGAATCATATCTTTGAATAACACTAATTTCAATTGTAGAATCTCTTTGAAATGTATCTTTACTCCTTTCTCCTCTTGAAATCTGATTTCCTAAAATAATAACAGGATATACTGCACCTTCAGGAACAATTTCATCATAAACGCCAACTGCTTGGCTATTATAGGTAATTCCACTTAATGCTTGGTAGTATGCCTTCCGTAAATCAAATGCACTATCCTTGTTTATCATTTTAGTAAATTTTTCATTAATGTACTTGTTCTTCTATTTAAACTTCTTCTTGCAATAATGTAGTAATGTAAAAAGTATCGCCTTGGTTTTACTGGCATTCTTGGATTACCTCTTTTGAATTTTAATGCAAAATCAGAAAATTCGCTATACTCAGCGTTTAATCTAAATTTATTACCTGTACCAAACTCTTGATAAGGAGAATGCCCTGCACTAAATCCAATTTTAATATTTGGGCTTCTTTTACTCCCTAAGTTATTCCTATATTGGCTACCCTTTAACTCTCCAGTATCAACAGGTGCACTTGACCTTGACCTCATCTCAATGAAATCTGCTTCTTTTAGCACATTCTCATTAACTTGATTTTCAAGTCTTGACTTTGCTCTGTCAATCTTATTTTGCAAAACTTTAAGACCTGCGAAAGTTATTTTAATCACTTCTCTTTGTTGCTTTAAAAGTAAGTTTAGTTTTTGTGAAGTCGGGGTCAATAATATTGCTCAAAGCATAATCAACACCATTAACTTCTAAAATATCAGTCGTTCTTGGTACAAACGCATTTCGGTATCTCATTTCTCCTTCAAAGGATTGATTTACTCCAAACTTGGAACTCTCAATGTTTCTAATACCACCGTAGTTACCATAGAACGAACTGGTTTCTGCAAAGTAAATATTCGTAGTATAACTCGAATAAGTTACTCCTGATAAACCACCTGCACCATCGGGAGTGCCCGATAGCTTGCGTTTAAATGTGCCTTTAATTCTATTAAGTCTATTATACATAAATAGGGCGATAATGTCTTATTCTGTCCTTAATTGCCTTTAAAGCAAGTCTTTTATCTTCAACCTTGTTATCAAAATCTACTGCAATAATATCAAGAACTGCATTCTCAATATCTTTTGGCAAAGTAGAGAATCCACAAATATAAGTTACTTTAATGCCATCGGCACTATAAGCACTAATCTTTGTTTTTTCACCACTCAATTCGTAATCCTTATCAAGAACAAGATTTGTACCACTAAAATTAACTACCGAAGTAATTGATTGAATAGGTGCAAATGGTAACATAACCGTACCATTGATTTGTGTATAAGAAAGTCTTACCGTTTTAGTCTTTAATCCACATTCGGTAAATAACTCAACCTCACGAAAAGCCGAAGCTAATAGTGCATTAAGTTTATCATCTTGGTCGTTAAAATCAATGTTTAAGTGTTCCTTAACTTGTGCTAAAGTTATAGGAATAGGTAGTGAATCTGATGTTACCACCAAATCCATACCTTGTGTCTTAACTGATTCTATTTCGTAAGCCATTATTTCTTCTTAAATACAGGTTTATCAGCCTTATCCTTTTCTGCTTTAACTGGAGCAGACTTCTCTAAAACTTCAACCAATTTTTTACTATTTAAAACATCTGCACGAGCATCAGAACATTCAAAAATATCTCCAGCTTGTCTTAATGCGTTAGTTTCCAAATCATGGAAAATGGTTAATACTTTTACCTTAGCCATTGTAATTTATTTAGATTTTAAAAAATAAGCCTACTGTTCTTATGGGAAGTAGGCTTACATAATCAACACAAAACAAAAAGATATATTATGCTACCACAAAAACACCTTTTCTCATTGCAGAACCGAAGTAGATTGGCAACGCAATTGATTCCTCAACACGAACAGTTACTAAGTTCTTAGTGAAGTTATCACCATCTTCGTAAGCAAATTCAGTCATGATGTTATCTTCGAACAACAATTCTGCTGCACGATTCATATCACCAACTAAGAAGCTATTAGCATCAATGATGTCAGTAGCAATTACAGTAACACCAGCGATAGATAAGTTACCACTTGCAACCAATGAAGGGAAAGAATAACCTGCACCTGATTCTTTGTTAATTAACAATTCCATGAAGTCGATTGGGTTAACCAAAACAACATTTGGAGTGAAACGAGCAGCCTTCAATTGTGCGATAGCGTTAGCTAACTTATCCCAACGGTTAGAAGAAGTTGTTACTGAACCAGATGGAGTGTAAGAAGTAGCTGATTCCCAAAGACCTACAAAATCAGAAGTTCCTGCAGTATCTAACAAGTTAGTATCTTCAACGATTAACAAATCTTGTACCATTTGAGTAGATACGAAGTTTTGCAACCAAGATAAACGCTGCAACATTTGCTTAGAAATCTTAGCGTAAGCAGCGATTGTCTTAGGAGTTACCTCAGTGATTGTGAAATCGTAATCTACTTGAGCCTTAGAAGCACCTTCAGTTTGGATTGCAGGAGCACCTTCGCCACCTGATTTCTTAGCAAACTTGAATACACCGTTTTGCTCAATTGTAGAAGAACGCATCAAATCACGCAAGTGAATCTGACGGAATGGGTCAGTCAAGATAGTGTTTGACAAACCAGCAATCTTAGAAGCCCAATCAGAACCAATGTTTGCAGGCAAAGTCATTGTACCTACTGCCTTCATGTTCAATCCGAAAGCTGCATCACGACGAGCACCTAAAGCCTTAAATTTATCAGCGTTAGCTTCGAAAGCCTTAGCCATAAAGTTTTCAGGTTGAGAAGCTACATTCTTTTGGTTAGAATCCAAGATAGCATCAGCTAACCCTTTCTCTACCAAACCTAATTTCTCCTCTAAAGAAGCAAATTTCTCACCTGCATTCTTAACTTGGTTAGTCAAATCGTCAATGTTCAAACCTTCGATTTCACGACTAACACCTTTTTGAATCATTTCGTTAAGGTCGCCTTTTACTTCCTCAACTAACTTTTTAATATCCTCCATTATTTAAACGAGTTTTTTAATTGTTGTAAAAATTCTAATTGTTGTTTTTGGATTAATTCTTCTGGATTAACAACTTCGGGAGTGGTAATAATTTCCGACTTCTCTCTGCTATTAATTAGCTTGAACATTTCCGACTTGATAAAGTTATACTCAATTTCTAACAATTCATAGGATTCGTCTTTTAAATTTCCTTTACGCAACATTTTGTAAAGTTTTTCAAATCTATCAGATAAGCCCTTAGCATCTAACGATTTCAACCCCAAAAATGGAGTATCTGGGTTAGCTGCCCATAAAACTGAAGAAAACTCATATAATTTAACTTCTTGAATCTCATAATAAGCAGGCTTATTTTTAGGCTCTACTTTTTCTTCCTTAATTGTTGAGAAACCAATTGAGTGCTGATTAATTAATCCTTCTTCGTAAAGTTTAAGGATGTCCTCACCAACTTCGGTATCAACAATTTTAGCTTCAAAGTAAAGACCAAATGAATCCTCCTTTAAGACTTGTGGCTTTCCAAGAGGCTTAGAAGAATCGTGGTCATGTAAAAACCAAATCTCATTCTTTCCATTAACACCTCTTTCTTTTATGGTTTTAGAAAATGCTCCAGGCATAATCATATCACCATGCAAATCAACATTACCAAACTTAGCAGCGTAACCTGTTACGATTCGCTTTTCAATATCTAAGTCAGTAATTTCTCCATCAGACTTTATTTTATAATCTCTCATATACAAATCAATATTCGCAAATATAACAAAAATAAATTACTACCAAACTATACAAACATTATCCCACATCGGCAATTAACCAATTCGGATACGGGGGCACTATTATCTCCAGGGGCATTCATAGGGAATCCACCTACGATAAACTTTTCAGATAAGCCAATAGGAGGATAATTAACCATAGCATTATGCGTTGCTCTTTCTTTTCCATCTAAAGTAACTATCCATTTTTTCTTAATTTCTTTTTTCTCCAATTTAGCCCACTCTAAACTTGCAAGATTCATAATCTTTGTTGTTTCGGTTCTCGCAATAGTTTGAGCACGAATAATATTCTTTTGAGTTAAATATAATCCGAGTAAAGTAATTATTGCTGATGTAGGAATACCTTGGCTAACCTTATCCTCTACAAATCGCTTTATATCGTTTTTTATTGTCCGAATGATACCAAGTATCACAATGAACTCAACGAGGTTGTTAAATAGCAAAAGAACGGCTAAATTCCATGCGTTATTAAACTCATCATCTTCGGCTTTTTTGTTTGTCCCATTAAGGAACTCATTTTGCTTTCTACCAAACTTGTAATAAGCATCTTTAAGTATCTCCATCATCCACTTATCACTAAAGTGTGATGTAATGTGAAATGTACTCGGATTCCTACCTTCAAGACTTTGAATGTAAGCCTTAGTTTCAATATTTAATTTAGTTTGAAGGAAAGCATAAAAACCTCTTTCGTTTATATCATGCCTTCGTGTCCATGCTCGGATGTATTGTTCTTCGGTCATCTTTTGTTTCTAAATATGCGTTCAACCTTTTTGCGTTCAATTCTTTTATGCTCAGGCTCATAAGTAATCATGAACCCAAGCAAGAAAGAACCTACTACACTAACTATTAAAATAATTGAAGTTATGTAATCCATATTAATCTTCATCTATAATTGGCGAACCAATTGTGTTAGGGTCAATATTCAAGCTACCAATCGGCACTTGATTTGATTTAATATACACATTTTGCATAATTGGGTCATTAGTTGGCTCAAAGTCCATAAACACCCTTTTCTCATCTTGTGTAAGCACACCATCAAGTTTTTCCAAGATTGTCGCTGCATCTAAGAAGTTTTGCTTCATCTCTGGATAAGCATCAACATCAAAACGAAGAATGTATTGAGATGGGTTAATGTTCATTGTTGGAGCAAGCCAAGCAAGCATTTTCTCTAACACCTTTGATTGTAACGGAATAACGCAGTTAATAATCATTCTACGGATAAAGTGAGCCAAGTTGCTTTCCGTTAAGTTATCCGAGTTTAAAAGCACATAAGGATAGTGCCATAAACGGCAAAGTTGCTCAGTAGATAACTTACTCATTTGGCGAAGGTCTAAATCAATGTTGCTTGTTGATAGCTTCAAGTAACCCATCTTCGTGTTTGAGAAAGCAATACGACCTTGGTTAGCCGAATTATAAACTTTGTCATAAACTCGGTCTTGCAAGTCTTGGTAACCACTTCCACTAATGTCTTGTACATTCGGGTCATCGGTATAAAGCATACCAACTGCACCACGAGTTTCGTAATTCTCAATTGCAACTTCTTCTCCACTATTTGCTTTTTGCAATACACGAGAACCTGCTTGCAAAGGAGAGAATCCACGAGGTATGCTCAAGAAGTTAGTTTCATTAGGGTTGAATGAACGGAACGATAAGAAATACTTAGGGTCAATGTTTTTAACATTTAAAGAAAAAATATTATACCCAACAATCTTACGGAATCCATCGGTAACGATTTGGTAGTCGTTAGCAGCGATAACATGAAGTCTTGCAATTCTACCCTTTTTAATTGGGTCTTCCTCGGCATACACACCTACATCACCCAAAAGCAAGTACCATGAGAAAATAGCCTCAAAAAACTCTTTTGTTGTTTGGTAGTTGTTAGGTTGTCTTAATAATGCCAAAATTGGATGTTCTTCCAATTCTTTTAAGTTCTTTCTCTTAATGCCATTAGCTTCCAAGATACTTCTATCATTTGGTCGCATCATTAAGGATTTATATCTCTCGGCTTTCTTTACATCAATCTTATTAGCTTGATATAATTCTAACGGAACTTCAACTGCACGAGATGCAATATCACTAATGATTGCATACACATCCACATTCTTTTCGTATCCATTTTGAATCGCATCACGATAGTCAGCGTTGTACAAAGAATAGGTTTGCCCACCCATGAAGATTTGTTGTTGCTTCATTTGTTGAGCATTAATGTTAATGGCTTTTTTGCCAGTAAAAAAATCAAGTAATCCCATTGTTTAAAAAATTAAAAGTTTCTTTTTAGAATACTTCGTATAAATCGCATATCGAATAGCATCAAGTGCGTGGTTAAAGTCATCTATCGGTTTGTTGATTGGTTTACCACCAACCGTTAGCCATTGATAATTATCCACTTCTTTCTTGATATTCTTTGACCTACGAGTGTAATACACCTCATACTCTCGCAATTTACTAATACCAGCATTAACGGAATCGTTCCCTTTTACTGCTTTAAGAACTTTGACCCCAGCACGTCTTAATTCCTCAATTGATTTAGGGTCTGCACTATCGGCATAAATTTCCCCATACTTATCGGGGTACATTTCAATCCTTTTGACCAAATCGGAATTAGTTAATCCTTTATCGTAAATTACTTCGTCAAGGTACAACTTATTACCAATTTTAGCAATTCTTATAAGAGCAGTCGGGTCATTAGAAAATCCAAAGTCAAGCCCACTAAAGATAACCTCGGCATCCTTCGGGAAGAACTCACACACTTGCCAATCGTGGTAAATCAAGGATTCACTACTTGGTTTAGGGTTTTGCTGATAAAGTGATTCAAAAGTAAAAGGTTCGTTCTTTTTAACCCTTAATAGCTTCTCAGCACTATGTTTTGCTTCCCATAAAGCCTCACCCTCTTTTCTTGGGTCATAATCATTCTCGGCTCTTTCTCTTAAAGCAGGAAACTCAATTATCGTCCAATCATCATCTCTTTCAAGCAAACGACCTGCTAAGTCATCATCATACCACCGAGTTTGAATAATAATTTGTGCAGAATCGTTATGTAAGCGAGTTTCGAACACATCGGTGTACCAATTCCACAATTGCTCCTTGATAATGTTAGATTGAGCCTCTTGTCGGTCTTTTAATGGGTCGTCAATGATACCTAAATCAACGGCAGTTCCCGTTAGTGAA